GGTGATAGTATCGCCGTCAGAGTAAGACGACTGTCTAGTGTAACCTGCCATGTGTTATCTCCTCCCTCCCGGAGTAAATTCTAATTGATAGCCCTTGACTGATATGGGGGCTGCGCCTTGTGTATCATCTAAGCGCACTGCTACTGTGAATCCGCCACCCTCAACACTCTGTCGTACGAGCGGTGTGCCCGATGATCCGTACACTGCAGTGCCGTATGTTGATGCGGCCAAACCGTAAAGTGCGATTGCCGATCCGGTGGTTAGATCGTATTCTGCTGGCTGGGGCACATCCGCTGAACTAAAGTCGTAACGAATACGAAATTTAGAGTTGACTGCGCCGTCGTTGTCATAGTTCCAAATGATACGCTGCATCAATTTGCGAATACCAGCATCACCCATCGTGTAGTCGGGGGAGCGGTAAATGGCGCTTATGTTTGTGCCGTCAAAAGTGTTGCCCGACTCTTGTTTGTGAATGTAACCGTCGTATCCGCCGTGCAAGATTGTTTCGGTGCCGCTGATAAAACCGGATGCACAACAGGCGGGTTTGATGCCCTTGATGTCTGCATACTCCCAGCCTATGCCGCCCTCAACGCCTGACTTGATAACTCCTATGATACCAAGAGCCGCTGATGCTGCTTGTGCGTCTGTGGGAAAAAACAAACGATACTGTGTCTTTCCTCGTATAACCAGAGAGGACATTCTTTCCGTAGACACGTTGTCAAGACGGGGCTGTATCTGCTTCGACACGGTGCCAAGTTCAACGTCGCCAATCTTCTCTGTACCGGCAACCGTACGCAAACCGTCAGGTGCAAGAAAGACAATATCACCCGATATCTCTTGAATGCTGAAGCCGTCTACACAACCGATCTTACGTGTGACTGGTACAACTGCAAAATCGGATAGGCTCGAACCTGTGATCTTGAAGATAGAGTCTTCGCAGAAAACAAAAAGACTTTCACGGAAGACCTTGATGCCTTTGATGATGCCGTCAACCTTGATTGATCCTGCGCCACTACCGCCCGTGAAATCATCCTCGTCAAATGGCACACTGAAGATAAGTTCCTGTGGACTTGCAGACATGCCTGCGTAGAACACGTGGCTTCGGAATACCTCTACAAACTTAGGGTCCGCTGGTCTGCCACTAGCACTTACGTCAGTGACGCTAGTGTTGTTGAAGACCGATGCAAGATTTGCGCCGTCTACAAAGACTACTTTGTCCGTGCCGTCGAAGTTGAAGTTGACAAAGTTGTATCGTCCGGCGCTGGTGCGGCCTGAGTCTATCTCTGTCCACGACCCGGTTGCGCCGCCCTTGAATACCTTTTCACCACGTGCAGCAAGAACCTGATCTTTGTAAATGTGTACGCCAAGAACCTTCTCACTAGACGCGCTGGTCTGTGGCACGATGTTCGAGTTGAACTTAGCGAATCCGTTGATACGACGGTATCCGCCGTTGATGTCCGGTTCGAAGTTTTGCAACTGGGTTGCCGCTCCCGGTGGGAGGGTGAAGGCATCCTTGTCAAGCATCAAGCCGCCGCCTAGCTTCACAACAAACGGACTGAGTAGTGAAGTATCCGGCATCAGACAGCCCTCATGTAATCCTTACGGTTGATCAGTTCGACACGCAAGCGAAGCAGTCCCTCCTTATAGTCTCGTTCAGCAAGCTGCGCGAACTGGACATCAGAGCGAAGCATGTGGGTGTAGTAACGAGCGCGGTTGACGATGACATCGTGAAAGCGTTCAGGTATGACAGATATGTCAGTATTGTTGACCAAGTCTGACGTGGTCTGATAGTAATAGTATCGTATGGTGTACGTAGACTTGTCAGGCACCGGAGACAGGCCAATCTTTTGATCCGGTGTCTTGTAAACAAACTCCGGTAAGGCCCGCGAACCCGTGTCTGGGTTTGTATCTGCCTCGTTGCGACGGTCAAGATACTCGTTGAACGAAATGTATTTTAATTGTTTTTCCGCCGTGGATGCGGACTCTTGTACAGTAAAACTATCATAGTCAACAGTTTTTGCATCTGACTCTCTGGAATACTCTCCTGTGCCCGCAGTAGTCGTAAAAGACTGATTAACAACAGTAAACGGCCACTCAACTTCGGAGTTGATAATGTCTCGCTGTGCTTTGTTAATGAAGTCTTTGACTGACGTTTGGATGCCGCGTGTCGAAGAAACTGTGGTAATTTCCACTTCATTGATCTCTCGTAGCACAGCGTTGATAAGTTCTAGGAATGTCATCTATCGTACCTTGCGATATGCGCGGGTCTTCTTTGCTATCTTCTTCGGTTGCCTAGCAACCTGTTTACCCGCCTTCGTGGCCTTACGCTTTGCGCGAGTCGTAGCAGCGTACTCCTTCGCGGAGA